GTAATAGGTACAATGATTAATAAAGTTAATATTAAAAGGCCTGATTGGGCAGAAGGAGTTGAAGTAATAAGTTTAGTTATATTATCTTTATTGTTATTAATATTAAGTAGATGGGTGTATGTTGGTATAGTAACAGGAGTTGTTATGATTATTGCAATAGCTCCACTGTTTAGTTATTTTTATATTCATAATCTTTGGTTACTAGATGCAACATTAATTATTGTAGGATTAGTTCTTGTAATGTTACACGCATATGGTATAAAATTCATTAGTGAATATTTACAGAAACAACAAATTAAAAAACAATTTGAACATTACTTAGAACCTAAAATGGTTAAAAGATTACAAGAGAATCCTGAACTATTAAAACTAGGTGGTGAAACAAAAGAATTAACATTTTTATTTTCTGATATAAGAGGATTTACTCCTATATCTGAGAAGTTTCAAACTGATCCACAAGGGTTAACAAAATTAATTAATAAGTTTTTAACACCAATGACAGAGATCATAATGAAGAATGGTGGTACAATAGATAAGTATATGGGAGATTGTATTATGGCATTTTGGAACGCACCATTAGATTGCCCAAATCATAGAGAGATGGCAATTAAGTCAGCATTAGAGATGGAAGAAAAACTTAAAGAATTAAATGACTCTGGTGAATTTGGAGATAAACTAAATATAGGTATTGGTATTAACTCAGGAAAGGCCGTAGTAGGCAATATGGGTAGTAATCAACGATTTGATTATTCAGTACTTGGAGACTCCGTAAATCTAGCAAGTAGATTAGAAGGGGTTAGTAAGAACTACAACACAACGATTGTTGTTGGAGAAGATACATTCAATCATGTATCTGATAAATTCAATTTTTCAAAATTAGATGAAGTACAAGTAAAAGGTAAATCTAATAAAGTAACAATCTATTCAGTAACAAAAAAGGAGGATCAAATAATAAACTAATAATTTATATAATATAAACTAAAACGGGAGGTAACAGTGAACAGACTACACCAACGTAAACTAGTAAAAGTATTAAAAAGAATAATTAGAGAAGATAATAGAACAAAATATTATCTATTAAATGAAAAATGGTTACTAATAAGAAAACAAAAAGATAGAAGAAGAAGAAAGACACTCAAAAGATTGTGGAGAATTAAACGATTAATATTGATGAGATCAGGAATATTACCATTAGGTCTATAATTTACATAAATAATAGTACAGTACAATATAGGTAAAGTGTTGTATAACAACTAAGTAATTTATTTTAGTGCTGTATAAACATCTCCTAGAGAGATAGAAGAAAACATGGAAAACGACAACTTAGATATAAGAGTAGAGTTAGAAGGTATTAAAAAAGACCTTGAAAACATTAGTGGGATCAATAATCGTTTAGATACGGCTATTGAGAAATTAACTGACGTTTCATCTTCTATTAAATCTATGTTGGCCGTACACGAAGAAAAAATTGAAAGACAAGAAAAAACAGACGCAATTATATTTGAAAAGATTAAAGATAGAGCGGATGAAATTGATAATGTCTATAGAGAATTGCAAAGAGAAATTAATCAAGTTGAACGAAGATTACTTACAGAGATAAAAGCATTACGAAATGATATAGGCAGTAGAGTTAGTATGCTTGAAAAGGCCAGATGGATTCTTTTAGGTGCGGCCATTGTAGTTATATTTTTAATAACAAAAGATTTCAATAAACTATTAGGTATATTCGGTTCATAAAATAGGTTGACAAACAACACAAACTATAGTATATTAGTTCTTGTGTTATGTCATCTTATATTGATTTAAAATTTATTAATTTATTATCGTCCAGGTTGAGTAAGTTCAAAAGAAAGAACGATAATCTATTTAATTTCAGATGTCCACATTGTGGAGATTCCCAAAAAAATAAAAGTAAAGCAAGAGCATATTTCTATAGAGTTAAAAATGATATGTTCTTTAAATGTCATAATTGTGGTATGGGCCAAAACCTTGCCAATTTTATCAAGTTTATTGATCCTAGATTGCATGATGAATTTGTATTAGAAAGATATAAAGGATCAGCACCAGCAACACCTAAACCAAACTTTGATTTCAAACCACCAGTGTTTAAAGAGATTAATATTATAGAAGAATTGCCTACAATATCAGAATTGCCAGATGGTCATCCAGCCAAAAAATATATTATTAAAAGAAAGATACCAGATAAGTTTTTTGATATACTTTACTATACAGATGAATTTATGTCATTGGTTAATAAAATTAAACCAAATACATTTACAAATGTTAATGGTGAACATCCAAGATTAATAATACCTTTCTATGATACAACTGGTAATTTATTTGCAATCCAAGGTAGAGCGTTTGGTGATGAACAACCAAAATATTTAACAATTAAGCTTGACGAAACTAAACAAAAGGTATATGGTTTAGAAAGAGTAAATTTTCAAAAACATATTTACATTACTGAAGGACCGATTGATAGTTTGTTTATAGATAATTGTTTGGCAGCAGCAGGTGCTGATCTTATATTAAAAGTTAGTCCAGAAAATGTAACGTATATTTTTGATAATGAACCTAGAAATAAAGAAATAGTAAAACGTATGTATAAAATGATTGATAAGAATTATAACATTTTTATATGGCCAGAATCTATACAATCAAAAGATATCAATGATATGATTATATCAGGAAGATTAATTGATGAGGTTAAAAGTATTATAAGTAATAATACATATAACAAACTATCAGCGTTAACCAGATTAAACACTTGGAAGAAATGTAGTATATGACAATTGAAAAGATTTTAGTACAGAAAAGAAACTCCCGAGAAAAAGAACCTCTTAATATTGAAAAGATACACCAGATGGTGGAGTTTGCTTGTGAAGATATATCAGGTGTTTCAGCATCACAAGTTGAAATGAAAAGCGGTTTACAATTCTTTGATGGTATAACTACAGATCAGATACAACAGATTCTTATTAAGTCAGCTTCAGATTTAATTTCATTAGAAACTCCTAATTACCAATACGTTGCGGCTAGATTATTATTATTCAGTTTAAGAAAAAGTATTTTTAGAAAACTTTGGGATCATCCACACTTATATGAACATACAAAAAAATGTGTAGATAAAAAAATTTATGATGCAGATATATTAAAACAATACGACAAGTCAGAATTTGATCGTATGAATATGTGGATAGATCACACAAGAGATTACAATTTTACATACGCTGGATTAAGACAAGTAATAGACAAATACTTGGTACAAGATAGAAGTTCTGGTGAAGTTTATGAAACTCCACAGTTTATGTATATGATGATATCGGCAACGATATTTTCAAAATACCCAAAAGAAAAAAGGATGACTTATGTTAAAAAGTATTATGATGCTATTTCGAGGTTTAAAATTAATATTCCAACTCCTGTTATGGCTGGTGTTAGGACTCCTGTTAAGCAGTATGCTAGTTGTGTTCTTGTTGATATTGATGATACTCTACCAAGTATATTTACTGGTGATATGGCTATCGGAAGATATATTGCACAGCGTGCCGGTATCGGAATTAACTCAGGCCGCATACGAGGAATTAATTCACGCATACGAGGTGGTGAAGTTCAGCACACTGGTGTAATACCATTTCTTAAAAAGTTTGAAGCAACTGTTAAATGTTGTACACAAAACGGTGTAAGAGGTGGTAGTGCAACAGTTCATTTTCCTATATGGCACCAAGAAATATCTGATATATTAGTTTTAAAAAACAATAAAGGTTCAGAAGATAATAGAGTAAGAAAATTAGATTATTCAATTCAACTATCAAAATTATTTTATCAAAGATTTATTAATGATGAACAAATAACATTATTCTCACCACATGATGTACCTGAATTATATGATACATGGGGTACAGATAAGTTTGATAAGTTATACGAAGAATATGAAAAGAAAACTTCTGTTAAAAAGAAAAAGATATCAGCACAAGAATTAATACAAAGTCTATTAAAAGAACGTGCAGAAACAGGTCGTATATATATTATGAATATAGACCATTGTAATACCCATTCATCATTTAAAGATACAATTACAATGTCAAACCTTTGCCAAGAGATTACATTACCTACTAAACCATTACAACATATAGATGGTGATGGAGAGATTGCATTATGTATATTATCAGCAATCAATTTAGGTATATTAAGAGATTATGAAGAATTAGAACAGTTATGTGATTTATCAGTAAGATCGTTAGATGAAATTATAGATCACCAAGAATATCCAGTTAAAGCCGCAGAAGTATCAACTAAGGCCAGAAGAAGTTTAGGCATAGGGTATATTGGTCTAGCACACTATCTAGCAAAAAACAAATTAATGTACCATGAAAAAGGTGCGTGGAAATTAGTAGATGAATTAACAGAAGCATTCCAATACTATCTTTTAAAAGCAAGCAATACACTTGCAAAAGAAAAAGGTAAATGTGAATACTTTAATCGTACAAAATATTCTGATGGTATCTTACCAATTGATACTTACAAAAAAGAAGTGGATGAAATAGTAACTAGAAAACTATCATTTAATTGGGAGAAATTGAGGAAGGATATTGTTGAGCATGGCCTTCGACATAGCACACTCTCAGCTCAAATGCCATCAGAATCTTCAAGTGTTGTATCTAATGAAACAAATGGTATAGAACCACCTAGAGATTACTTATCAGTTAAGAAGTCTAAGAAAGGGCCATTAAAACAAGTTGTTCCAAGTTATAATACTATGAAAAACTTTTATACTTTACTATGGGATATGAAATCAAATGAAGGTTATATAAACATAGTAGCAGTAATGCAGAAGTATTTTGATCAGGCCATTAGTGGTAACTGGTCTTATAATCCTGAGAATTATGATACAGGACAAGTACCTTTATCAGTAATGATAAACGACTTATTAACAACGTATAAGTATGGTTGGAAAACCTCTTACTATCAAAATACTTATGATGGTAAGAAAGATTTAGATGAACCGGCACATTCAGTTGGATTCAAAGATAACGTGCCTGATGTAGATATAAATGAAGTGGCAACAACACAGGAAGATTGTGAATCCTGTACTATATAATAAAAGGAAAATATGAATAAATCAGTATTTAATAAAGCAAAAGGTTTAGACTTTACCAAAGCACAAATGTTTTTTGGTGATGACTTGGCCGTTCAAAGGTATGATACATTTAGGTATCCTATATTTGATAAATTAACACAACAACAATTAGGTTTCTTTTGGAGACCAGAAGAAGTATCGTTACAAAAAGACCGTAACGATTACCAAGAATTAAGACCAGAACAAAAAAATATATTTACTTCTAATTTAAAATACCAAACAATGTTAGATAGCGTACAAGGACGTGGACCTTGTTTGGCATTTTTACCGTTTTGTTCTTTACCTGAATTAGAGGGTTGTATTGTAACATGGGATTTTATGGAAACAATACACAGCAGATCATATACATACATTATTAAAAATCTGTATGCAAATCCAAGTGAAATCTTTGACACAATTATAGAAGATAAGAAGATTGAAGAACGTGCTGAATCTGTAACTAAATGTTATGATGATTTAATAGAAATGGGTTACAAGTATCACTTGAATCCGGATAAAGTTGATATGTATGAGTTAAAGAAAAAATTATGGATGGCATTGATTACAGTAAACATATTGGAAGGATTAAGATTCTATGTATCGTTTGCATGTAGTTTTGCTTTTGGTGAATTAAAACTATTAGAAGGTTCAGCAAAGATAATTTCATTAATTGCAAGAGATGAAAGTCAACATCTGGCCGTATCACAAAGAATTATTAATAACTATAAAGACGTTGAAAACGATAAAATAATGTTAAAGGTTATTAAAGATACAGACGCAGAAGTATATAAGATGTATGATGATGCTGTTAAATCAGAAAAGCAATGGGCAACTTATTTGTTCTCACAAGGTTCTATGATAGGTTTATCAGAAAAACTATTGCATCAATTTGTAGAGTACACAGCAAATCGTAGAATGAAGGCCATTGGATTAGAACCTAAGTATGATACTAAGATAAATCCATTACCATGGGTAGATCATTGGTTAAATAGTAAATCAATGCAAAATGCACCACAAGAAACTGAAATTGAAAGTTATGTTATTGGTGGTATTAAACAAGATGTTAAGAAAGATCAATTTAAGAAATTTAAACTATAATGAATACTAAACTTCCTAAAAAGTGTGATGACTGTAAAACAAAATATATCCTTGTATGGGATAACGAAAAAACGGAACTAGATCCTACAACATGTCCATTTTGTGGACATGAAGTTGATGATCAACCTTATGATGATCAACAAGATGAGATTGAGGTTGAAAATGAAGATAACGATAGTTGGAATTGATTTTAGTTTAAATTCACCAGCAATTTGTGTCAGTAACGGTAGTTTTAAGTTTGAAGATTGTTATTTTTACTATTTAACTAGTAAGAAAAAACATATTGGTAATATGATGAAGAACATACTAGGTACCGAACATACAGAGTACACTAATCCTATAGAACGATTTGCCAATCTATCCACTTGGGCATTATCTATCATAAACAAATTAGAGAATCCACAAATCTTTATAGAAGGTTATTCTTTTGGAAGTAAAGGTCAGGCTGTATTTCAAATTGCAGAGAATGGTGGTATATTAAAGTATAGATTAAAACAATATGATTATAAGATATTAGTACCAAGTGTTATTAAGAAGTTTGCCACAGGTAAAGGTAACGCAGATAAACAAAAGATGTATGAACAGTTTACTACCGATACTGGTACAAACATGATGAAAACATTTGATATACCTACATTAAACAATCCAGTAACAGATATAATAGATGCTTATTATATTGCAAAGGCTGGCCATAGTACATTATGATAAATGTTTGTTGTGTTTTTTATGGTAACAAATACACTAGAGATTACGTTCAAAAATTATATAATATGGTGCAAAGGCATTTGACTGTACCTCATAAGTTTTATTGTTTTACGGATCATACTAATATGTTTGATCATGTTTATGGAGACATCATTTATAAAGACTTACCATTAAAAGGTTATAAGGGTTGGTGGAATAAATTACAATTATTTAATACTGATATTGGACTTCAAGGTGTAAACCTATA